GGGTGGCACGCCAGCAGCGTGCTTATAGACCGTCTCTTAAGTGTTTGTACATCTTGCTCAAACCGAAACTCAAAAGTGCTGATTTGTGTGCTATTCTTGCCAGACTTCAACATTTGTTCCAGCATTATTTCGCGTGCATATGATAGATGTTCGAGCGCCTTAATGAGAGAAGATAGATATATTATATTAGTAGCCTTAACTATCGTAAGGCTTACTCTTGCCGCGCCAAAGAAGTAAAACGTTTTACAAGTTAGGTATCCAAAAATAAATACTATTAAATATAACCACCAATGATGCATAAACCCTCATTTATAGAAAGGGCCGCTGAGCATCAGCGGCCTATTCTTATTATAACGTCTCGTAAAACAAATGTCAAGTTATTTTGATGTGATTCGCTTAAGAATCTTCGCAGCCAATTGCTCGGCGAGGTCTTCGCCCTTCTTCTGCTTCGTAAGCCGGGCAACCACACGCTGGGCAACTTCGTTAACGATCTGATCTTCAGTGCCTTCGTACATATCACGCATGCCGGGAAGTTCCTCTTCCTCTTCAGCGCCCATCTCCATTTCCGGAGCCATGTCAAGATCCTCTTCGCCGCCAAGATCCTCTTCGCCGCCTAGGTCTTCCTCGCCGCCAAGATCATCATCCACGTCGGTGGTGACAGGCTCTCCGGTAACTTCTTCCAAAGCTGCCTCTAGAGCAGACATGAAGTCCTCAACGGAAACCATTCCTGCTTCGCCGCCTTCGGCGCCAAGATCATCTTCGGGGGGAGCGTCCAGATCGACGTCTTCGCCGCCCATGTCTAGCTCATCGCCACCCATGTCATCCATAGGTGCTTCTTCGGCGCCCATTTCCATCTCTTCTTCCTCTTCTTTAAGCCAACGGCCGGTAGGTTTACCGTTGCCATCCTTGACTTCCTTGCCTGGGCCTTTGCCCTTGGGCTCATTCCAGCCTTCTCCAAGAGGCTTTTCGGCCCCTTCCTCGTAGCCCATCTCCTGAAGGCGACCAGCGCCCAAGGGTGTGAGGCTGGCTAATTTCATAAACTGGCGGATTTCGCCTTCTGTTAAAAGTGTTTTACGAGCCATAATGTTCTCCTTAAAAGTAACTCACCTATAAATAGTGTTAATTTTTCTTATATACCAAAAAAAGACTACTCATCAAACAATGAGCGCTTCCTTATCTTTATGAGCGCCTCTGTTTCGATCTGTTTTACCCGCGCAAAAGATATACCCAATCGATCTCCTATCTGTCGGAGGGTCATGGAGCCGTTTTCATATATAGACACCAAACAACAATTATATTCCTCTTTAAAGTCTACCCAGTATCGGCATTCTTCTTGCGCACAGTTAGATTTTTCTTTCATACACGCCTTAGAGCATGTCCGCAATCCGTCTTTCATCACAAGTCTGGGTGCTCTTCGGCGATTAAATCAAATATGTCGTCTATCATCTCTTTATCTTCTAATGCAAGCTCCTGCATTCTCTTTATCCCTTCTTCTCTAAGTTTCTTTGATTTTGATTTTCTTTTTATTGATTGCTTCTTGTTCTCGTCTATAAACTCTAAAATTCTAGAATCTCCATCAATATATGCGCGCACAAGAAGCCTAAAAAAATCAGACTGCGTTATTCCATCATAGCGCAGTCTGTTAATTAACTGCGCATGTCTATGATCATTATCTGTGAAAACTATTCTTTTGTTCATGCTTCCATAGTCTATCTCATCCGACATTACCACTTCCTTCCAACTATGTGGGCTTGGCTTTCAACTATGCCGGAGGCTGTCTGACCCACAAACTCTGCCTTCTGCTGGAGTTCTTGGAGGCTGCGGGCTCCGGAATATGAAAACCCTGACCGGATGCCTCTCTCAAGGTCATCTAGAATTTTGCGCACACTCCCGCGATAGGGCACTCTGGTTGATATCCCCTCGTGAGACGAATATTTGCCGCGCCATCCTATCTGGGCTTCTTTGCTGGCCATTCCGCGATATATCTTCCAGCGCTGACCTTCTTTGTCTTCCATGATCGAGCCCGGGCTTTCATCTGTGCCCGACAAAAGGGAGCCGATCATCACCGCGTCCGAGCCAGCAGCCAGCGCCTTTACCATGTCGCCGGATGTTTTTATGCCTCCATCGGCAATTATTTTAACATCTCTATCGGTCTGTGCGCACTCAAAGATTGTTTGCAGGCCTGGGTATCCGTGGCCGGTCTGAACACGAGTGGAGCAGATGGAGCCGCCTCCAATATTGCATCTAACTGAGTCGGCGCCCCAGTCTGCAAGATCGTTAACTCCCTGCAGGGTCGCGACATTTCCGGCCATAATGTGAACATTATTTCCAAAAGTGTCCCGCAAATTCTTTAACGCCTCTTTCATCATAATGTGATGGCCGTGGGCCACATCAATACACAAAAAGTCGACTCCCACAGATAATAGAACATGGGCGCGCTCAAGAAAATCGCCAGATATCCCGACAGCGGCTCCGATTTTAAGCTTATGATTGGCGTTGCTTGCAACATCTTGAGTCATTGTCACTATACGCGCCTGAGTTGCAGGTGAATTATAGCGATGAATCACCGAAACGCCACCAGCGGTGGATAGGGCGGCAGCCATCGGGCCCTCTGAAATTGTATCCATCGGGGACGACATGAGTGGAATCGATAACTCCAGGCCTTTTCCTAGATCCGTTGAAATATCAATTTCTGATCTAGAACGAATATCGGAGTACTGCGGCTGCAGCAGCACATCGTCGTAAGATAAACAATTTTTAGCCAACTTAAACATCTACTTTCGTGCTTTCTTGGGGGGCGTCTTCGGAGTTTGCTTCTCTGAAACAGGGTATAGTTCCGATGGGGATCCCTGCTCCGGAGGACGTCGCATCGCGGCGCTCAGTTGATCCTTTTGTTTTTGGGTCAGCTCCGAGGCAAGATCGGCCGTTGGCCCTTCAGCGCGGCGGCGCTTTGACATTTCCTCATGTAATGGTGTTAAGAAATTTGATTGTAGCATCTTTATTGCTGAATCATATTCCGCTAAAATCAATGTTTGCTTTACAATCTCATCGATACACTCTCCACCATCGAGGGTGTGCAGATTCTCCGTGAGGGAATCGAGGGTAGCTGCAGCCTTTGAGGCCTTGGCTCGTAGTTGCATCATAGATGCATTTAATAGACTCATCTTCTTGTTCATTTGATCTCCTTTTGAATGAAACTTTTAATGTCCTTGGTATAATACCATGTGTGGTCGTGTGGGGGGTCCGGCTCCGGCATTACGCGGACGCGCGGAGGGGTCTCCGCCTCTGTTGTGCTTATAACAGATATTGTCGGCACTCCATTGAACTTTAATTTTTGCTGAAGTTCTTCGTCATCGTGAATGTTAAACGCAAAAAAATGGACGTCCGAAAACTCTTCTTCTTCGGCAATTTCTCGGTAGTCTTCTGCCAGGGCGTGACAAAAGTGACAATCATTTGAATAGAATTTTACCACACAAGTTGCCTTTTCCTTTACCTCTCCATTTAAAATTTTGTCCATCGCGCTCGACGATAATCTATCTATGCTCATTTATAATCTCCTGAGTTTTCTTTATGCATTCGGGACAGAATATTCTTACTGTCTCCTGTTTGACAACAACATTCCATGATTGTACCATGTCTTTATCTTTCTTGTCAAATCCTTTTTGGCATGCGCTACATTGTTCTGGCAGCTTGTTGAACTGGAAAATTTTTTCGGCAAGATTTTCGGACGCATCCTTCCCCATTTGATTTTCTAGTTTGCGGCGCGTCTTGCGATTCATCGATTCATGGCTCCAAATACTTGCTGGCCATGCGTTCCATCAAATACAATCACCGCGGATGGGAATGGAGCGCTATTCTCGCTATCACCAAACTTAAGTCGCCCTTTGACAAAATAAACCTCGTCAGCTTCCATGATATACTGATGCCAATATTTTGTATCCGGGCGCGCCGGAATAAGCATCACTACTCGCGTATTCTCTTTTCGGGATTCGTCAAAACCCTTCTTAATCCACTTCTCAATGCCGCGGCCATAAGGGGGATTAACAAACGCGGTAAACCCTTCCCAACTTTTCGATAGCCCATCTTCCGCTTCCGTGAAAAAGTTAGTGCATTTAGTGTTGGCGGGATCTGCGCAAGGGTCCAAGTTAAAAGGGCCAAATCTCCAATTTAGTTTGTCGAAAAAATCTTGGGGAGTCGACCACTCCCCCGTCTTTGATGAAAACATAACGACTTGAGTGCTTTTATTCACTAGTACCCCCGCTAATCGTTTCAAAGTTTTCCATTATCTCTTCCATATCATACTTGTGCTTATAAAGACGATATGCCTTTACCGCTGCTCGAATCTCGTCGGTGTTGAGCCACCCGTTCTCCCGAAACTCTGAGCGCAACTCACGCTTTTGTTCCTGATAGGGTTCGATACACTCTTCAATAGCGGATAGGGAGCGAATATACTCCTTAACATATTGTTTCTTCTCTTCGTTTGTTGTGGCCATTAAGCCCTCCTTGTTTACCTATAAAATATAACATCACAGCACTAGAAAGTCAAGTGTTTTATTACTTAAACTTAAAGTTGACCTTGGCCTCTATTCTCATCTCGGGAATATATAAGTGATTTGCAAGGTTGTGCTTCTTGGCCTCCTTGGGTTCCAAAAACCAATCAGCATGGCCCTTCTCGTGAATGGTGTCCAGAAAATAATTTTTAGTGTGGCCACAATTCTTTGCCATCATTTGGTATACTTTTTGATTGAGGCGCTCCGTTTCTTCGGCGCCGGCCTTGACCTCTTCTACTTTGCCCCACTTCATTGAGCTTACATCATGGATCATCAATGTCGCATCAGGATCCATGTAGCGGTAGCCCTCTGTTCCAAAACTAAATAGAAGCGCCCCGCATGACATGGCCTTTCCCTGCACAATAGTGGCCACTGGAACTTTGGAGTGCCTTATGTCGGAAATCATAGACATTAGGCTGTATACTTGTCCTCCATAGCTGTCGATAATGACCGGCACCACGGGTTGGCCCGTGTTTTGAGCCTTCATCATAGCTGTTGTGAACCC